TTGGTCATTTTGGTTTAGACCTACTAAGAGCTTTAGGTTACAAATTACCTGAACGAGTTAAAGACCTAGAAGGCGAAGAAGAGTATATGCATCTGTTAGATAAAAACCTAAAACTGCCTGGCTACAAATACGACCCACCTGATTTAACAGAGTATGGAAAAAATTTAATTAATCAGATAGATGCTATGGCTAAAGATGCTCTTACAAAAGAGCGTGGATACAAGCAAGGAGGGTTAGTGGCTATGCTAAAGAGTTTTAAATGAGTGAGTATAGAAGATACCATGCTTCTGAAAGAATGAAGAAAGAACGTGCTTTGCGAAATAAAAATCGTAACGCTGCTTTAAAAAAAGGAACAGTTAAGAAGGGCGACAAGAAGCACATAGATCACAAAGACGGAAACCCAAGGAACAATAAAAAAAGTAACCTTAGAGTAGTTTCTGCAAGAAGAAACAGAAAGAAACAGTGAACCTAAATCTAAAAGATATAAAAGGTAAGCTTGCTTCGCTTCCCTTGGAGCAACAAAGGGATGTCTTAAAACTATTCGAATCATATGAAGAGGTAAAACAAAAAGAAGAATCTAAAACTAGTTTCTTAACTTTTGTAAAAGCTATGTGGTCTGGTTTTATAGGAGGACCCCACCATGAGGTTATGGCTGAAGCGTTTGAAAGAGTTGCTCGTGGCGAACTAAAAAGATTGATAATCAATATGCCACCCCGTCATACCAAGTCTGAATTTGCATCGTTCCTTTTTCCTGCTTGGTTCTTAGGGCAGTATCCAGATAAGAAAGTGATCCAAACAGCCCACACTGCTGAGTTGGCAGTTGGCTTTGGTAGAAAAGTAAGAAACCTTATACAGTCAAAAGACTTCCAAAACGTGTTCAATGGCATTGAACTTTCTACAGACAGTAAAGCCGCAGGTAGATGGAACACAAACAAACGTGGTGATTACTTCGCTATTGGTGTTGGTGGTGCTGTAACAGGTAAAGGTGCTGATATTCTTATAATTGATGACCCACACTCGGAGCAGGAAGCCCAATTAGGGCAGTACAACCCCGATGTATATGACAAAGTATACGAATGGTACACTTCAGGTCCTCGTCAACGTCTACAGCCAGGAGGTGCGATTATCCTAGTTATGACCAGATGGTCAAAAAGAGACCTAACAGGTCAAATTTTAAAGAGTATGACCGAAAGAGAAGGTGCAGATGAGTGGGAATTGATACAATTACCTGCAATTATGCCCTCTGGTAACCCATTATGGGGTGAATTTTGGAATTTAGACGAATTAGAGAGCTTAAAAGCTGAATTGCCTGTAGCAAAATGGAACGCACAGTACCAACAAGACCCAACATCGGAAGAAGGAGCGTTAATTAAGCGTGAATGGTGGAATGAATGGACAGAATCAGAGCTACCACCCTGTGAATGTATAATTCAATCGTGGGATACAGCGTTTTTAAAGACACAACGCAGTGACTACAGTGCATGTACCACTTGGGGTGTGTTTTACCACCATAAAGACGTTGATGAAACAAGACCACACCTGATTCTCTTGGATGCATTTAAAGAAAAACTAGAGTTTCCAGAGTTAAAACGTGCCGCATACGATAAGTATTGGGAGTTTGAACCAGATCAGATGATTGTAGAGGCAAAAGCATCAGGTGCGCCTTTAGTTTTTGAGCTTCGTGCTATGGGAATACCTGTTACAGAGTTTACACCGACCAGAGGTAACGATAAAATTGCAAGAGTTAATGCAGTTACAGACTTGTTTTCTAGTGGTAGTATATGGTACTATCCAACTAGATGGGCTGATGAGGTTATTGAAGAATGTGCTTCTTTCCCAGCAGGTGACCATGACGACTTAGTAGATAGTACAACCCAAGCTCTTTTAAGGTTTCGTCAAGGGGGATGGGTCAGAGCAGAAAGAGATGATTGGGATGACGAACCAAAATATAGAAGACCAGTGGAGTATTACTAATGGCAGAAGAACTTTATAAAAAAAGAATGATAGGCTTAAATGTCATCAGAAAAAAAGTAAAAGAGCTAGATAAGAGAATTTCTGGCATGGATGATCCCATAAAAAAATCAAAACTTTCTAAACAAAGAGATAAAGCTATAGGTAGAATAGATAGCAGACTGAAGATGAAAAACTTTGGTTTTGGCACAAAAGCAGGGGTAACAAGAAAAAGAAACGAGTTCCTAAAAACTGGCAAGATGCCTAAAACAGTATCAGGTTCTATAGTAGGATTTACAAAAAAACTTGGTGGAATAAAAGGAATGAGTGCAGGTGGTAATGCTGACATAGACCTACTAATGAAAGGCGACAGATCAGATGTAGCAACAGGAAGAACCAAAAAAAATCTTAGATCAGAATTAGATGAAAAAATAAAGAAACTTAGAGAAAAATTTAAAGGCAGGGGAACATCAGGAGATGCTGAGTTTAGAAAGCAAAAAGGCGCTCTTGAAGAGAAATTCGACAAAAAATATTTCTCTGATATGAAGATGGCTACAAAATATGGAAAAGATGCATATAAAAGCCAAGCGTTTGGAACTTCACCTGATGCACCTAAAAGAAAAAAGAAACCAGTTCCTTTAAACGTAAAACTTATGAAGGAAAAAGGTTTTACTAAAAAAACGGCTGATTTAATAAAAGAGTCAGATGATTATGTAAAGTCTGTTAATTTTAAAGTAGCAAGAAGCAAGTTGGCAAGAAAAAATAAAGCTAAAGCTGAAGCAGAAAAAAAGAAAAAGAAAAAAATAACTAAAACAAAAGCGATGCGTGGTGGAGGTCTAGTGAGAAGTGGTTCAGGAAGTCTATCAGGATATAAGGTAAGGTAATGCCTGCTTTTACTCCAGATGAGCGAAAGTACATAAAAGCTATAGGAGACTACAGGTCAAAGAAAATAGACTACTCAAAATTTATAAAAACCACACTGCCACTAGATGTCAGCAATAGAGTTAGAGAGACCCACACCATAACAGGAAGAAAATTCTTAGGTACACCTAAGTACAAAAAAGGTGGTAAAATGAGTAAAATGCGTGGTGGTGGAATAGTGCAAAAGAAATTGACTTACAGAGTAACATAGTATTAATCTAAAAAAAACGTAGGGGTACATTATGGCAGAAAAAGATAAAAAAAAGAAAGGCATAACTTTTGAGGAAAGAGTTAAACGTTCTATGGGGACAGATTACGGCAAAAAGAAAGCCGAAGAAATAATAAAGAAAGATAAAGCTAAAGGTAACGACCCTACAAGAATAGTTTCGTACCCACCTGCAAGAGGTCCAGACATGCCAAGGCAAGGCGTAACAACTGCTCCACCAAAGATTAAAAAAGAAAAGAAACCAATCAAATCAAAAGAACCAAAAGGGCTAACTTTGGGAGCAAAAACGGCAGCAAGCACGTTAACAGAAGTTCAAAGACAAGCTTTAGCAGGAAAACAAGATTTAAAGAAAAAGAAAGAAACTAAAAAAGACCCGTTAGCAGGTAAGCCTAGATCAATAGCCGCAGCTAGAAAAGCAGGTCAAAAATATTTCTTTGATAAAAAAGGTGTTAAGAAATTAGCCGTTACGGGAGAAGAGTTAAGAAAAAAAGGCATGACCTTAAAGGAATGGGCTAACAAGTTTGCTCCTAAAAAAGTTTCTAAGAAAGAAGCTGAAAAGTTTAAGAAGAAAGCAAGTGGTGGAATGATGAAAAAGAAAGGTTATGCTGCTGGCGGCAGAACTAGTATGACTAAAAAAATGAAAAAAGCTGGCGGTATGATGAAGAAAAAAAGCTACGCAGGTGGTGGTAAGCTTAAAATGGTCGAGAAAGACGGAAAGAAAGTTCCATTTTACGCAGCTGACGGAAAAGGCAAGATGCGTGGTGGTGGAATGATGAAAAAGAAAATGTACGCAGGTGGTGGTAAGATGAAGAAAAAAACTTACGCTAAAGGTGGCAAGGTTCTTAAAATGAGAGGTGGGGGTCTAGCTACAAAAGGCACTAACTTTAGAATTAGATAATGGCAGTAGATAAAAATCTTGAACCTTTTGAGGTAGAAGAAGGGGGAAACCCTGAAGAATCAGAACTTAAAGTAGAGGTTGTAAATCCTGACTCTGTTTCAGTAGAAACAGAAGATGGTGGTATAGTTGTTGACTTTGAAGGTGGCTTGACAGAAGGAATTGTCGGACCTGACCATAACTCAAACTTAGCTGAATTTATTGAAGATGCAGATTTAGAAGAGATAGCATCAGGTCTTGTTGAAGACTTTGATTCCGACAGGACATCAAGAAAAGAATGGTCTAGGTCTTATGTAAAAGGTCTTGATCTTTTAGGTATGAAGATAGAAGAAAGGTCACAGCCTTGGGAAGGTGCATCTGGAGTTTTTCATCCTTTGCTATCGGAAGCCATAGTTAGGTTTCAAGCACAAGCAATGGGTGAGATATTTCCTGCTTCAGGACCTGTTCGTACAAAAATTGTAGGCAAAACAACAAAAGAAAAAACACAACAGTCAAAACGTGTAGAGCATGAGATGAACCATATGCTTACCGAAGAAATGACAGAATACCGTGACGAGATGGAACAAATGCTTTTCCGTCTACCCCTTGCAGGATCAGCGTTTAAAAAAGTTTATTACGACCCAATCATGGAAAGACCATGCTCCATGTTTGTACCTGCTGAAGATTTTGTAGTTTCCTATGGTGCATCCGATTTAATGTCTTGTTCACGGTATACCCATGTAATGAAGAAAACAGAGAATCAAGTTAGAGAATTACAAGTAAATGGTTTTTATAGAGATATAGAGCTTCCAGAACCCACAAGAGATGAGTCGGACATACAAGAAAAGTATGATGAGATGGAGGGCAGTGATTCGGTTTATGATGATGATGACAGGCACACTATATTAGAAATGCATGTTGATTTAGAAATGCCAGAGCCATTTGAAGACTCTGATGGATTAGCAAGACCTTATGTTGTAACAATAGACAAATCATCTAGAACTATTTTATCAATAAGAAAGAATTGGTATGAAGACGACCCAAAGAAATCTAAAAGACCATATTTTGTTCATTACAGATACCTTCCAAGCCTTGGTTTCTACGGCACAGGGCTTATTCACCTTATTGGTGGATTGGCTAAATCGGCAACGTCCATCCTTCGTCAGCTTATTGATGCAGGTACGTTATCGAATCTTCCTGCTGGTCTTAAAGCTAGGGGTCTCCGTATTAAAGGGGATGATTCGCCTCTTATGCCTGGTGAGTTCAGGGATGTCGATGTTCCTGGTGGTGCGATACGAGATTCCATTA